TCACGAAATGAAACGTAAACAGATAGAGGGTCATTGGGTTGAACATGAGAATGAATGGAAGTGGATTCCTGGAGTTATTGTTCAATACTGTAATCTATTTAAAATAGAGCGTAAATCCACTACAGGTGGAGCTAAAGGTAAAGTAATAGATAAACCTGATTTAAGAGATATAGAATGGATTAAAGGATATGTTTATTCAGTTGCTAGAGGGTTCTCTGGATTTGCTGATGATGATCAATATACCTGCCATAGAATATTTAAAACAGAAGGTTATGAAGAACTCATGCAATTTCTACCTAGAAATGTATGGGAATCATTATATAGTAAATCAGGTAAATTAAAAGAATATATAGATGCATTACCGTACCTATATAAATACTTTGATAAGAATTTAGGTAAACCTTTATTTTTCAATGCTGCTAAGAACGTAATTGAAATAGGTGCACGTAACTATGGTAAGACAATGTTCTCTGCTAATATATGTGCTCATAACTTTCTTACAGATGGTATAGTTGACTTTGATGATTGGTATAGTAATTATTTTACTAAATCAAAAGATGAAAGAGTAACTAATACTACTCAAACTCTTATAGGAGCTATTGATGCTAAGTATGTTAATAACTTAACTAAGCATTTAAAAATAGGTTTAGATAATTTACCAGGTTCTTATCAATTAGGAGATAAATTATATCCTCCTCCATTATCTAAATCTTATATGGGTAGTTGGATGGTAGGTAAAAATATAGAAGCTAGGTATCAAGAAAAGATTGGTGGAAAATGGGAATGGAAAGGGACAGGTAGTTCTTTTGCTATGCGTTCATTTAATGATAATCCATTTGCTGCCAACGGTTTACGTTATGGTTTAGGACTTATCGACGAGGTTGGTTTTATGGGTAATCTATTAGATACTCTAGGACAGTTACACGAGTGTACGACTGTAGACGGAGAGAAATATGGATCTATATGGATGACTGGTACCGGCGGAGATATGGTTTCAGGTGCTACAGAAGCAGCTATGAAAGTATTTTACGATGGTGATGCTTTTGATTGTTTAACCTTTGACGATATATTCGAGAATAAAGGTAAAATAGGATTATTTATTCCTGCATGGATGACGTTATCTGAATATAGAGATAGCTTAGGAAACATTAATAAAGAATTAGCATTAAAGAAATTATTAAAAGAAAGAGAAGTAGCAGCTAATGCTAAAACAAAAGATGCTTTATATTCTCTTTTACAAATGAAACCTTTAGTTCCTAGTGAAGCATTCTTAGTATTAGAAGGTAATATATTCCCTATCGGAGAACTTAAAGAACATTTATCTAATTTAGAATCTAATTCTAAAACACAAGATTTAGGTAACACTGGATTAATGTATAGAGATGATAATGGTAAAGCTTACTTTAAAGTCGATTTAAAATTAAAAGCTGCTGATTATCCTACAACTGCTGAAGGTAATTCAGATGGTTGTGTAGTTGTTTGGGAAGAACCTATAGAGAATCCTCAATACGGAACATATGTAGCTGGTATTGACCCTTATGATCAAGATAGAGCTGAAAACTCTGTATCATTCGGATCTATGTTTATATATAAAAGATTTGTTACAGCAGATCAAACATATCATTTACCAGTAGCAGAATATACAGCTAGACCACAATTTGCTAATGATTTCTATGAACAATGTAGAAGACTATTAGAGTGGTATAATGCTAAAGCTTTATATGAGAATCAAAACCCAGGTATTAAGAAATATTTTGATACTAAGTTTTGTACTTATTTATTGCATAGACAACCTAATATTATTAAATCTATTTCACCTAATTCAAATGTTAATAGACAATATGGTATACATATGACTAAGCCTATTAAAGATGAATTAGAAATTATGTTAAGAGATTGGCTTAAAACAGAAGTAGATGAAGGTGTTATGCAGTTAACAAAAATTATGTCTATTCCTCTTTTAAAAGAGTTAATAGCTTACAATACAGATGGTAACTTTGATAGAGCTATTGCTTTTATGTTAGTTATTCTACAAGATACAGAAATGCATAAAATTAAAGTAAGAGAGGAAAAAGTTGAAAAACAAAGAGATACATTTTTTGATAGAAAATTATTTAGTAAATAACAATGAATTTAACACAAGGTAGATATATATCTAATACTTTTCCTAAGCAAAAACTAGCTAGGTCACAAAAAGGTGAACAATGGGGTAAAGACTGCATTGATTGGATATTACAATCTTCTTCTGCTAATAGATTAAGTAATTATGCTAAAATTAAAGCTAACTACGATCTATATAATAACATTATAGATCCTGAAGACTTTAAGTATGTTACTAATCCATATGGAATAGATGAAGAGTTTCCAGCTAAATTAAATAACTTTAATATTATTACTCCTAAACTTAATTTACTTATAGGAGAGGAAATAAAAAGACCATTTAACTTTAGAGCTGTGGCTGTTAATAGTGATTCAGTATCACAATTACAGGAAAAAAAGAAAGAGCTTTTAATGCAGTATTTAGAAGCTGAACTATTACAAAGTCTAGAACAGCAAGGTATTAATATACAAGATCCTTCTGCAATGGATGCTATGAATCCTGAGCAGATAGAGAAGTATATGAATTACTCAGAAGCTGATATTAGAGAATCAACAGCTAATAAGCTTTTGAAATATCTTATGAAAAAACAAAATTTAGAATTCAAATTTAATAAAGGATTTAAAGATGCTCTTATATCAGATAAGGAATATTATTATATTGGTATAGATGGTGAAGAAGTCTATGTTAAAGTAATTAATCCTTTAGATTTTGATTATGATGCTAACGTAGATTTAGATTTTGTTCAAGATGGTCAATGGGCTAGACATACAGAATGGGCTACTCCTAATCAGGTATTAGATGAATATCATAGAGATTTAACGGATTCTGATATATCAATATTAGATGGATGGGGAGTAGAAGGAACTACTGGAAATATAGCCAACTTAGCCATTAATAATACAGCTCACATTAATAATTATCATAGTGCTGGTTCAGGTAATTATATTCCTGTTACTAGAGTAGAATGGAAATCTATGCGTAAAATAGGCTTCTTAAAATATTATGATGAAAATTACGAAGAGCAAGAAGTTATAGTTGATGAAAACTATAAAATTAATAAAGAAGCAGGTGAAGAAATTGAATGGGATTGGATTTCTGAAGTATGGGAAGGAACTAAGATAGGAGATAGTATTTATGTTAGAATACGTCCTAAGAAAGTACAATATCGTTCAGTAGATAATCCTAGTATCTGTAAATTAGGTTTTGTAGGTACTACATATAACTCTAGAAACAGTGAATCTACATCTTTAGTAGATTTAGTTAAGCATCACCAATATCTATACAATGTTATTATGTATAGAATGGAATTAGAGATAGCTAAAGCTAAAGGTAAGAAGATGGTAATGGACTTAGCTCAAATTCCACGTAGTGAGGGTATAAGTCTAGAAAAATGGATGTATTACTTTGATAGTATAGGTATTGCTTTCATTAATAGTTTTGAAGAAGGTAATGGTTTAGGTCAAGGACAAACTTCAGCATTTAATCAATTTACAGCTATTGATATGAGTTTATCTCAATCTATAGGACAATATATTGGTATATTAAATAAGATTGAAGAACAATGTGAAACGCTTATGGGCGTTTCTAGACAAAGACAAGGTGCTATCAGTTCTAATGAAACTGTGGGTGGTGTAGAAAGAGCTGTAGTTCAATCTAGTAATATTACAGAACCTTTATTCTTTATGCATAATGAAGTGAAGAAAAATGTATTATCTCATTTACTAGAAGCTGCTAAAGTAGTATATCCTGAAAGTAAAAAGATAAATTATATTACAGATGATATGAATAGAGTATTCTTAGAAATGTCTAATGAATTTATTGATGCTGATTATGGTATATTTATTACTAACAGTGCTAAAGAAGTAAGAACATTAGAAGCATTAAGATCTATTGCAGAACAATCAGCTGCTAGTGGTTTAATGACTCTTACAGACTTATTAACTATTGTTGATAGTGATAGTATTGCTGATATTAAAAACACTATTAAAATGTCTGAAATGAAGGCTGAGCAAGCTAAACAAGAAGAACATCAAATGGCTATGGAGCAAATTCAAGCACAAGGTGAACAAGAACGTTTAGCACAAAATGAGCTTCAAGATAGATTAGATAATAGAGAGTATATTAAAGGTGAATTAGCTTTAGAACGTGAACAAATTAAAGCTTTAGGTTTTGCTCAAGATCAAGACATTAATGATAATGGTACTCCAGATGTATTAGAATATGAAAAGCTAATGCAGTCATCTAGAGAACATAATGATAAAATGGCTATCGAAGGCGCTAAACTAAATTTAGAAAATGAAAAGCTAAAAGTTCAGGAAAGAATAGCAAAACAAAAGGCTGAAGTTGATAAAATGAAGGCTAGACAGAAACCAAAAAGTAGCTCAAAATAATTTAAGCTATAGTAAAAACTGAAATTATAATTTAAATTTTTATATATCAAAAATTTTTATTAATTTTGTAAAAATTCAAAAAGCATGAGTACAGAACAAAAACAAAATATTATGCCGGACTTTAGCTTTGGCACAACAGAAGATTTATTCAGTGGGTTTACTCCTCTATTAGAGGGGTTACAACCTTCTGATGATAAAGACATTAAGGTTGAACAGATTGAACCTATTGATGGTGATATTCCTGATCATTTAAAAGATGAAGTTGAAGATACAGTATCAGATGATGAAGATATTCCTGATCATGTATTAGAAAGTCTTAATCAAAATGATGATGTAGATGATTCAGATGAAACTGAACAATCTGATAATGATGAATATGAATACTCTTATAAAGAGATTGCTGCACACTTAGCAGATATTGGATTACTTGATGAATTAGATGATGATGTTGAAGATACTCCTGATGCATTAGAACTAGCAGTTAAGAAAACAATCGATAATAGCATTTCAACTTATAAAGAAAGTATTCCCGATGTTGGTAAACAATTCTTAGATTATTTGGAAAAAGGTGGAGATCCTTATACATTCTTAGAAACTGTTAATAGAACTGTTGATTATAAAACATTAGATTTAGAAAATGAAGATAATCAAAAGTTAGTTTTAAGAGAGTATTTTAAAACTCAAGATTGGTCAGCAGAAGAAATTGAAGATGCCTTATTAGATTATGAAGAAGGTATGATTCTAAAGAAAAGAGCTGAAAAAGCAATTAAAGATTTAGATAAGATTCATAGTAAGCAAGTTCAAGAACTTCAAGCTCAACAAGAAGCTGCTAACGCAGAAAGATTAAAACAATATGAAGAATACGTAAATACTGTTAAAACTTCAATACATTCAACTAATCAGTTAGCTGGTTTACAAATTACTGAAGCTGAAAAATCTCAATTTGAAAAGTATTTATTAGAAGCTGATAAAGATGGTTTAACAGGATATGCTAAAGACTTACAATCTAATCCTGTTCAGACTCAATTAGAGTTAGCTTATTTAAAGTTTAAGAAGTTTGACTTTTCTAAAGTTGCTAAAGAAATTAGAACTAAAGAAACAAGAAACTTCAGAAAGAAAATAGTTGAAACAGATAAAACCTTAGGTAGCTCTATTAATAGACCTACTGATAATAATAAAGGTCACTTATCAGCTTTCAAAAATTTATAATAGAATAATCATTTGGTAAATAATTATATAAAAGAATTAAAGAAAATTAATGGCAATTAATAATTTACAACTTTATCGTGGTCAGAAGTTTGACGGATTAGTTGATTCAAACAAACTATCAACTGCATTTAAGACCGAGCCAGAAACAGTAAATAAAGTTATTAACTGGGTATTTGGTTATAAATACAATAACCCACTTTCTCTTTTGACAGGTGGTATTGGTAAAACTGAATATATCGGTAATAGAGAATTTAGATGGTTTCTAGCAGGTGACTTAGAGCGTCCTTCTGTAATCGTAGAAAATTTAGAAGCAGGTAATGCTACTCCTGGTTTAGGTGGAAGTACATTCCAAGTTAAACTTAAAGATGACCAGTTTGTATCTGGTGAAGTATTAATCCCTAACTCTCGTGAGTTTCCTGTTATTGTAATGGGTGATCGTATTCATGATGGTGATGGATTTATTTATACTTTAATGTTGTTAGATGGTAGAACTAACCCATCTAAATTTATGCCACCAGCATTGTTAGAAGTAGGTAAAGAGTTCTCGAAAGACTTTACTGCTTACGAAGAAGGTTCTAGTCGTTCAGGTATTACTTCTTACAATAGTCCATTCGAATTACAAAACCGTACTACTATTCACCGTAAGCACTATGAGTTAACTGGTTCTGCTTCAACAGACGTTATGGTAATTGCTTATAAAGATCAATTATCTGGTAAGACTTCTTACTTATGGGAAAATGTAGCTGAGTGGACATTCTTACAACAATGGTATCGTGAGATTGACCGTGCATTAGTATATAATAAATTTGGACAAACTCCAGGTGCTAATGGTCGTCCAACTCTTACAGGTGCTGGTTTACGTGAGCAAATTGCTCCAGCAAACAAACGTGAATATAACGTTAATGGCTTAACAGAAAATGTTATTAGAGAATTCTTGTTAGATTTATCTTATAACATTATCGATCAACCTAATCGTAAATTTGTAGCTCTTTGTGGTGAAGGATTTATGGATTTATTTGATAGAGCTATGAAAGCTGTTATCCGTGGATGGTCTTTAGTTGATACTAAGTTTGTATCAGGTTCAGGTCAAGAGTTAACTTTAGGTGGTCAATTTACTACTTATAAAGGTATCAACGGAATTGAAATTACTTTAATGCATTATCCTGTTTATGATGATCCAATTCATAACCGTGAGTTACATCCAATTACAGGTCGTCCATTAGAGTCGTACAGAGCTACATTTATTGAATATGGTCAATATAATGGTACAGGTAACATTACCAAAGTAGCTAAAAGAGGTCGTGAACAATTAATGTGGTATAATGGTGGTTCTACTTCTCCTGATGGAGGTAAACAAAGTAACACACAATATGGTTCTAAATACGATGGTTACCAAGTTGAAGTATTATCAGAAATCGGAATTAAATTACATAATCCACTTTCTTGTGGTGAGTTGATTCCTAATATTTCAGCACTATAATAAGCCTCTGCTTAATTTATATATAAAGGTAGGGAGTAAAATCCCTGCCTTTTTTAAAATTAAAGCGAAGGTAAACAATATAAATTAACAGAGATAAATAAAAATAAAAACATTATGATTGTAACAGTAAAGAGTAGAAAAGAAATTAGTGAATTTTTTAAACAGTCAGACCCTAGATTTAATAGTCCTAGATTTAAAAACGGTAAGGATGTATTAACAGCGTGGGTTGATAGATATAATAACTTAATCACAGGTTTAACAGAAGAGGATGCTGAACGCATTGGTAAAAAGATTGGTAAGGATTTAAGTCCTTTATCTCCTTTTTGGAATGATTATAGTATTGCTATTACGGATAGAGATTTAATTTTGAATACTGAATATCCTGAAGATGAACTTAAATACTTAGTATTAAAGTCACACTATAGAGTACAAGAAGATCCTTTAACTCCTAAAGCAACCGCTGATTACGTTATTCATAGTACATTAGATGAAGCAAAACGTGTTAATAGTAAAGCATCACTTAAAGTTAAAGCTTATTCATTATATGCTAAATTAACTATGAAAGATAAACGTGATTTACTTAAATTATATCCTGGTTATGCTAAAACAGATAATGTGGCTGAAGAAATTATTGAAGCTAACTTATTTAAGGAAATTGAAAAAGATTATGAGAAATTCATTAATCGTGTAGAAGATAAAGATAGATCAACTAAAGTGCTTGTTGA